ATCCTGGCCGCCCATGAGGCGCGCGAAGAGCTTGCCCAGCGCGTCGGTCAGGCCGGTCGTCTCGCCGATCCAGGTTCCGACCTTCCACGCCGCGAACGCCACGCCGACCACGAGCACGGCGTTCGCGGCAAGCGACAGCGTCGTGACGAGCGCGCCCTGTGCGGCGACCAGCACTCCTGTAGAGGCGGCAGCGGCAGACTGGACGATGGGCAGCGCGGTGAGCCTGCCCAGCAATCCCGTCAACACGCCCTGCGTGAACGCGAGCGCGATGGCCAGCGCCCTCTGAGCGACGCTCAGGGCCGTCGTCGCAGCTGTGGCGAGCCATTGCTTCGCTGTGGTCACGACGGTCGTGTTGCCGAGTGCCGCGACGGCCGTGTTGAGTACGGCCATGCCGGGACCGGTGATGGCAGCGGCCACGCCGAGAGCACGCGTGCCCGCGGCGGCAAGCGTTGCGCGGGCGCCCATCAGCGTCGCCTGCACGCCGAACTCCTGCAGCGTGCGCATCGCGCCGCCTACCGTCACGACGAGCGAGCCCACCACATAGATGGCCGGCCCCGCCGCCGCCGCCAAGCCCAGGAAGCCAACCGCCGCGAGTTGGACGCCGCCGGGCAGCTTTGCGAACCACTCGGCCGCGCCCTGGAGCTTCGGGAAGAGCCGATCGAAGAGCGCGATGGCTGCATTGATGCCGGGCAACAGCGCGCCGCCAAGCGTGATGCCGACGTCGCCGAGCTTGTTCCGGAGCACCTGAAGGCGCGAGGCGGTCGTCTTGTAGCGCTCGTCGGCTTCCTTGGTGAGCGCGCTGTGCGCCCGCCACGCTTCGCCAGACATCCGGAGCGCACGGGCGACGAGGTCGCCGGCGCCCGCCGTGCGCAGCAACGCGTCGGACATCCGGATCTCTTCGATACCCATCCGGGACAGCAGGCCGACGACGTCGCCGCCTTCCTTGCGGATGTTGACCAGGCCCTGAATGAAGCCGCCAACCGCTTCGGCAGCGTCCTGCTTGAAGACTGTCGCGAAGTCCTTGACGCCGCCCTTGGCTGCGACGGCAGCGAAGTTCTGCAGTTCCTGGCCGCCCTTCGACACGGCGACCGCCATGTCCTTCATTACGCGGGACAACGCCGTGCCGCCGGCCTCGGCCTCGATGCCCACCGACGACAGCGCGGTCGCCAAGCCGAGGATGTCGGCCTCGGTCATGCCCACGGAGTTGCCAGCGCCAGCCAGGCGCAACGCCATGGCCACGATGTCCTGCTCGGTCGTGGCGAAGTTGTTGCCGAGCGCGACGACCGCAGAGCCCAAGTTGATGAACTGGGTCTGCGGCATCCGCGTGATGTTGGCGAGGCGCGCGAGATCCTGTGCGCCCTGCTCGGCGGTCAGGTTGGTCGCGACGGACAGGTCCGCGATGACGCGAGTGAACGAAGTGATGTTCTCGCGAGCGATGCCGAGCTGCCCGGCGCTCTGCGCGATGCCCGCCAGCTTCTCGGCTGGCACAGGGATCTGCGTGGCCATGCGCCGGAGGTCCGCCTCCAGCTCGCGCAGGTCGCCGCCGACAGTCTTCTTGACGCCCGCGAAGGCCGATTCCCAGCTGATCGCGGTCTTGACCGCCATGCCGCCGGCAGCCGCCAGCGGCAGCGTGATGCCGACCGTGAGCGCCTGGCCGATGCTCTGGGCCGTGCGCCCTGCGTTCTGGATCTGCCGCGTGAGCGCAAAGAACTCGCGCTCGGCCCGCTTGACCGCCTTCTCGGCGTTGGCCGTCTCGCGGGCAGACCTGCCCATGCCGGCCTCGTACTGAGCCGTATTCGCCTTCACGAGCACGGACAGAACGCCGATGAGACGGTCGAGCGCCATCAGGGCTCCTGCGCGGGCATGTCCGCCACGCGCGTCAGGTACGCATCCCAGGCGGCCATGTCGCGCGCCGTGCGCTCCTCGTCGCTGAGGTAAGCGTCAGGCGCGTGGCCGAGCACGAACTCCTCGAAGGACGGCATGTCTTGCACCCACACGAGGCGCGAGACGATGTAGGCGTGAGCGCGGATCGCTCGTTCCTCGCGGCCCCAACGCCGGCCGAGCGCATCCAGTTGGATCGCCAGCTCGGCCGGCGTGAGATCCCAGAAGTCAGCCGGCGCGATTCCGGCCTCTGCGGCTGCGGTCAGGAGTGCTGGCCAGTCCCACTCGCCGGGCTCAGCGGCCCGGCCGGCGCGTTTGGGTCCGCGTCTCCGGCCTCGTCCTTCTCGCGCGTCGGCTGCTCGGCGCCCGCCATCAGGCGCCGCAGGCCCCCCAGGCCGATGGCCACGCCCAGGTCGTCGAGCAAGGCTTCGTTCTGCGGCGTGCTCGGATGGAACTCCGCGCCGTGATAGCGCAGCAGCATCGCGCGCAGGACTTCGCGGTAGTGGGCCGGCTGGAGCGAGCCGAAGTCGCCCGACTCGATCAACCCCTGCACGTGGCGCACGGCGCGCAGCCCGAACTTGAGCGTGAAGCTGCGCTCGTCGAGCGTGACGACGGGATCGATGCCGGCGACGTAGCTGCCGATCGTGTCGTGGTCCTTCCACCAGCCGAGGATGAGGTTCGCGAGCATGGTCACGCTGCTGGCGTCGCCGAGGATCCCGAACAGGTCGTCCAGCTCGTCCTCGGTGATGTCGGGATGATGGCGCTGCGTGGCCGCACGCAGGATCGTGTCCGCGGCGTCCACGATGGCCATGAACGTGCGTGCGGCGTCGCCTTCCTTGGCCGCAGCGGTGATGCGCTCGCCCATGGCCTCGTACGAGCCGAAGCGCGCGGCGACCAGCTCGAGCGCCTGGAAGCCGAGCTGCAGGGAGTACGAAGCGCCGCCGACCGTACCCACCTCCAGGTGCCCGCGGAAGTGCGGCGACAGGATGAGACGCATCAGCTCCGTGACGACGGGCGACAGGCCATCCTCGGCGCCGGGCATCCCGAACGCAGGCGTCTCGCCGGCCACGATCTCGGACGTGTCCATAGCTCTCCTTCGTGCTGCGGTTGACTGCTGGAAAGGGTGCGCGGGGAAGGCGCTACGACTACGCGACGACGGGCTTGCCCGTGACCTTGATGGCGAAGTCGATCTGGATGGCGGTCTTGCCCTTGGCGTCCAGGTTGGGCTCCTCGAACTTCGTCAGGATGCCCTTCGTCTCGATCACGCGCACGTCCTGCGGGTACTTGACGCGGTACCAGCGCGTCAGGCCGAGCACGCCTTCGAGCTGCGCCTGCGTCGCGTCGGCCATGATGTAGTTGATCTTGCCCGTGATCTCGCCGTGGTCCTTGAGCGGGTCGCCGATGTACTCCATGGACCCGTGGTCGGGCTCGTCCGGCGTGCGATGCTCGGTGACGTCGACCGTCCCGACCTCCTGCTTGGGCGGCTTGATCTCGGTCAGGCCGTGGATGCGCGTGTACGGCGCGCCCACGTCGGTGCCCAGCTCCAGCACCATGCCGTAGCCCGTCATCCTGCCTTCGGCCATCGTTCACTCCTCCAGGAAAGGGGTTGTTGGCTTCGGCTTGGACTGCCGCGCTTACGTGGTGGAGCCGATGACGAGCAGCCGGTAGCCGACCGAAGATCCGGCACCGCCGTTGGCCACGCGCAGCAGGTCGCCCGTGCCGGCCGTCACGGTCCACCCGAGAGGGTTCAGGAGCAGGACGCTGCCCTTCGGCGTGATCACCACCTTGTCGGTCGCATCGGCGAACGGTCCGAGGAAGGCGTTCGCGGCCGCGCCGCCCAACACGACGTTGTTGACGTTCGTGCTCTCCGCGTAGATCGCGATGGCGTAGACCTTCGCGAACACGACAGTCCCGCCGAGCGGGTCGACGAGCGTGCCCGAGAGGTCGTGATCGACATTCGCGGAGGCGGCCAGCGTGGCCCGCTTGTTGAACAGCGCATCGGCGGAATTGGGGATCGTGAGCGCAGCCGCGCCCAGGTCCACGTCGGCGTTGATGGACGCGCCGTCGAGCGTGTTCGCCAGCAGCACGCGGGCAAGCGGCTGGACGGTCCCGCTGACCTTCCCGGCGGCCAGCGCGGGCGATGTCGCGAGCAGCAGCGACAGGACGGGCGCGGCGAGCGGCACGATGCGGCGAAGGCTTCGGATCATCAAGTCCTCCTGTTAGGCGGCCACCAGCCGCCGGAATGAGACGATCGCGTCGAACGAGTAGCGCCAGATGGGCTCGTCGTCGGTCTGGTCGGCCTTGTCCTGGTAGGCACCGCGGTCACGCACGAGCAGCACCGAGTCCAGCTCGATCCCGTCGTGCGTCAAGCCAGGCGCTTCGTCGACCAGCACCCACTGCGCGAAGACGCCCAGGCTCTCGGCGTCCATGTCGGTGCGCGCCCAGGCGTCGAGCTGGATCTCGGCGTGCTCCAGGCCGGAGAGCCCGCCGTGCTCCTGCTCGGGCTCGCCGCCGATGCGCAGGTGCGTGATGGCGGGCAAG